GTATTTGAAGTCAAATGTGATGACTCAAATGCTGGACAGGCACAAGTAGGTTCTAACGCAAACATCGCTACTTACGGCGCTGGTTCTACCATTTCTGGTATTTCCAACGTTGCAATTGACGGTTCGAGCTTTACAACCGACGCAGGTGCAAACTTTAGAGTTGTAGCGTTATCAACTGATGTTGATAACAATGATTACACTGCTGCTAACGCAAGCATCAGAGTAAAAATCAATCTACACGCTCTAAACGATTCAACAGGCATATAGGAGGTTAAACTATGGCTATATCTAGAAGTCAACTCGTTAAAGAGTTAGAGCCAGGTTTGAACGCTCTGTTCGGCTTGGAGTATGGACGTTATGATGCTGAGCATGCTGAAATTTTTGATACAGAAACTTCTGATCGTGCATTCGAAGAAGAGGTAATGTTATCAGGTTTTGGTAATGCTAGAGTAAAGTCTGAAGGTGGTTCAATTGTTTATGACAATGCGACAGAAACCTTCACAGCTCGTTACACACATGAAACAATTGCATTAGGTTTTGCAATCACTGAGGAAGCAGTAGAGGACAACCTTTACGACAGAATCTCAGCAAGATATACAAGAGCTCTTGCTCGTTCCATGGCAAACACTAAGCAAGTTAAGGCTGCTAACGTACTTAATAATGCGTTTGATCCTAACTTCCCTGGTGGTGACGGCGTAGAACTTTGTTCTGCTGCACACCCACTTGTCACTGGTACATTGTCAAACGAATTGGCAGTTGCTGCTGACTTAAACGAAGCATCTCTTGAGCAAGCATTAATTGATATTGCTGCTTTCACTGATGAGAGAGGCTTACTGATTTCTACTCAAGGTAGAAAACTCATTATTCCTTCTGAGTTACAATTCGTAGCAGACAGACTAACTCAATCAACATTAAGAGTTGGTACTGCTGACAACGATATTAACGCAACAAGAAATATGGGTATGGTACCTGAGGGTTACACAGTAAACCACTACTTAACAGACCCAGATGCGTTCTTTATCAAAACCGACATTCCGAACGGATTCAAACTTTTCCAAAGAAGCCCAATTAGAACTTCAATGGAAGGTGATTTCGACACAGGAAACGTAAGATACAAAGCTAGAGAGAGATATTCATTTGGATTCTCAGATCCTAGATGTGTATTTGGTTCACCAGGTGCTGCATAAGCATTACGATAAATAACATTTAATTAGGGGGCTTTTATGCCCCCTTTTTTTATGGTACTTTATAACTTTATTAACCTCATGACCCTTCGGGGACTATTAACAAAAGGAGATAGACATGGGAACAACTACATTTTCCGGTCCAGTAAAGGCCGGAACAATTAAAGATACAACAGGTACTACTTTAGGATCTGATGTAAAAAATACAGGTTTTGTCGTTATGGCACAATCTGCATTTATTGATATTACAGGTGCATCTCATCTAAACCAAGTTATCGGAACAATTCCTGCTAACTCACAAATTACAGATGTTGTTTTAAATGTAACAACTGTAAATGATGATACTAACGCAGCGACTGTTTCTGTTGGCACAGTAGGTGATGGTGATGCTTTTATTGCAACTGCAAACGTAAAAGCTTTAGGCACAACTTATGGTACTTTAGATACTGAAGCATCAAACGTTGGTTCTACTGACATTCAAGTTCTTGCTGATTTTACAGGAACAGATGGTGATGGAACCACAGGTAATGCAACAGTAACTGTAAAATATTTACAAAACGCTCAGATAGCACTTGCTGGTGACGTACCTGCGTAAGGAGTAAACAATGTCCGTAACACCAATTAATAGTAAACTATTTAAAGCCGTTGCTGCTGATACAGCAGCTATTGCAGCTTTACAAACTTTAGCAGGTGCCGGAAATATGACGTTGACAGGATCATCAGTAAATGATGGTTCTAATATGGATACCACTGTTACTCTAACATCTACAGGTAACATTTCAGGAGTTACATTTACTGTAACTGGAACTGACGCAAGTGGTTCTACGATTACTGAGGATATTACAGGACCAAATAACAATACTGTTACAGGTTCTACAAAATTTCTTACAGTAACACAGATTGCAGCAGACGCAGCGGTAGGAACAAATACCTCTGCTGGTTTTACTGCAACTACAGGAACACAAGGCATATTGTTTGCAGGCAACACACGTGTAAGAGGATTACACGGAGTTAGCTCATCAACAGCTGGAGCATTAATTCTAAGAGAAGGTTCACAAACTGGATCTAAATTATTAGAAATTGATACCCCTGCCGCCGCTGGTCAAGTAGATCCATATATTCCTGATGAAGGAATACGTTTTAGAACTGGTGCGTATATTGACATTAGTGCTGGCTATGACAGTGCTACAATTTTCTTTGATGGGTAATGGCTAGAGATAAGCAACCACCAAAAACTAAAAAATATTTCCGCTCCACAAAAAGTGGGGCGGGAATGACCAAAGCAGGTGTTAAACGCTACAGAGCTGAAAACCCTGGTTCTAAATTAAAAACTGCCGTCACAGGTAAAGTCAAACCTGGTTCTAAAGCAGCAAAAAGAAGAAAATCGTTTTGTGCTAGAAGCGCAGGACAAATGAAAAAATTTCCTAAAGCAGCAAAAGATCCAAATTCAAGATTACGTCAAGCACGTAAGAGATGGAGATGCTAAATGAAACAAGATTGGTTTATGTGGTTATGTTCGATTGCCATGATATCTTTAGTTTTAGCTGTAGGCTTTAGTAAAAGAGCTGAGGCGAATACCACCAATACCGTGTCGTCGACAGTAACTGGAACGACAACGGTTGATAAGTCACCAAGCACAGCATCTGCTCCAACCATAATCAATAACAACAATGATATATGTAAGGTTGGTATTGGAGGTAGTGTACAAAATAACGTTTTAGGAGTAGCTACAGGAATTTTAGTCGACGACGAGCTGTGTCAAATTTTAAAGCTATCTCGATCTCAGTACGCCTACGGCATGAAAGTGAGTGCGGTAGCACTGCTTTGTCAAGACGCTCGTGTCTGGGACAGTATGCTCGATGCTGGGACTCCGTGCCCTGCACGAGGTTTCATCGGGGCGGAAGCAGCTAAATATTGGGAAGAAAACCCAGATCAAATACCTGAGGGTAGTAGATATAAACCTCAATATGTACAAGCAAAAGTAGTAGAAGAAAAACCAGAAGGAGATTGGGATGATCTTAAAGATTTTGGTCTTATGGCTCTTACTATGCTTCTCATCTTCTAAAGCTTACGAACAGCAATACAATGTTGGAGATACTGGTCCTAATGGTGGAACAGTTACAAGCGTTACCATTGAATCTGTCTTATCAGATAGTTTTACTGAGCTGATAGGTGATTTTTTAGAAACTACTGACACCTATACTTACACTGAAACAATCGTAGAAGAAGTAGAAAATACCACTTATGAAACTGTCCAAGAAACACAAGAAGTAACCACTTCAAACATACTTCCTGAAAATTACACTGTTTACGGTGGCACGCATGTCTGTACAGATACTCAATGCTATGGAATGACTGGAGCAGACTTTACAACAGGAAATGAAAATATGGGGATGAGTGGTCATTTGTATGACATTGATTTATCAGACTATGAAAACATGATACAAATAAAGTATGGAAGTATTGTATACTCTCATAGCAGCAATTCTAGTGTCCCTGATTGTGCTAACACTACAGGAGATTGCCGTGATGATTTTGCTATAGCTATTAGACTTTATAATCAAGGCGAATTAGTTTTTGAAAAAGTAAATTCTTACATAGGAATTGATTGGAGTGGTAGTCAAACATATGATTACACACAAGATGTTTCTTCATACACATTTGATTCTGCTCAAATGGGTTTAGCAGGTGTAGATCAAGGTTTCACAAGTGGATATTATGGGCCTGGATTTTCAGATTATTTTTTTGAAGTTACTTACAATCAAATATCCGAAATTATTAACACCATTACATCAATTATAGAATATGAAACAATTAAAAGCACAGATGAATATGTCTATAGCTCTGAGTACGTACCACCTCCACCAGAGATAATTTTTGAGGATGTTGTGGTTGATTTAGACACAAGTTTTGAAATGGAGTTTGAGAATTTTGATGGTGATGTTGTGTCTTTCGAGATTGAAATAGTAGAGGCTGATACAGGAGATTTTGAAATTGAAATGACTACTTTTGAAGATGATTTAGAAGTCGAAGTAGAAACTATTGAAATTGAGATGGAAGAAATGGTAGAAGAGTTAGATGTTGAAATTGAAACTACAGAAGTCGAACCCGATAGCGAGCCTGTTGAAGAGCCCACTGTGGAGGCAGAGGAAGAAACAAAGCAAGA